AAAAGGTAGTTGCTTCATGCCTTTAATTGAAGCGTAAGTCTCGCTCATTATCAAAGGCAAAAGATAATGATAAATAGACGGGAAACCTGGCTGTTTGGTCGTATCCCCGACAACAAAATCAACCTTGTCTCTTTGAAACACAAATTTTAATCCATTAGTTGCGGTTACGGCATTTGACAAAGGGGCAGGGAAAAGCTTTACCGAAGTACCTATTAACTTATAATGAGTTGGTAAGCCTGGGTTATAAAACACAGTTTCAAGAGGGCTTTCATAGGCACTGTCATCTATCGGGTGCAGTGCCTGATATCTTCCGGCTGAATCCTTAATATAAATTTCCCATAAGCGAAGAAAGGATGATGCGTCACTAGAACCCGAACCACTATTTGAGGCTGCGGTTGGCAATGCGTATTCAGAAACCTCAGAGCCAGCTGTAACAGTTAAGCTCTGGTAGGCTATTGGCATTTTAGAGTTAGTGTTGTTGAAATCGTCCCATTGATAGGCCCCTTCGTTCCTTAAAATTTCAGCTATCACCTCGTCATATGCATCATTATTAAGTATGTTGGTAAACTGTGCCTTGAGGGTACTGTCCCCCGTTATATCACCATCGTTAAAGTCCAAAAGGAGCTCACAAGTTTGGAGTATACCGTTTTTTAAAGTTGTATTTGAGTATTCCATATTACAAATATTTATAAATCACATCTCTCCACTTTTTTACCCACTGGCTATACTGCCAGTTTTCTTTTATATATTTATAAGCATTACCCGCAACTTCGTGCCTCAAGTCTTCGTTGTTTATCAGTAGTTCTAACGTGTTAAACCAGTCCATTGAATCGTAAGCTAAGAAACCTGTTTTTTCGTCTTGTATTGTTTGTATCCCGTTAATCGGTTCTTTGTACGGGTAAACGGGTGAAGCGACTACAGGACACTTTACCATTGAGCTCTCCATCCACCTTATATGACTCTTGCCCTGATTAAATAAGTCATCCACCAAAGGAGCCACCACAATATCCCAACCAAAACTTGCAAGCATTTCAGGGTATTCTTTCCAGGCCAGAGTGCCGCCCGCTATTCTTACCTGTTCAGAAATATTTTTTTTGCAAAACTCATTCATCTTAACCACTAATTCCATCGCCTCTTGGGGCCACAGTGAGCCTACTATTTCAAAAACAACATTCGGGTACTTGGCTAATATATATGACATTGGTTCAGCTATTACGTTAAGGTCAGCCAAGTGTCCACGTCCTCCCGCAAACCCAATTCTTATTTTTCCGTCATTCCATTTTTTAATTTTCTTTGGCCAGTCATTTATATCATTACAATTAGGTAAAACATGGATATGAGAATTTAAGGATTTGTAAACTTTTTTTAGCGGGTTTGTGGAAGTGATTAGTCCGCTTGCCAATTCGATCGAAGCCCCTATAAACTCCCTTGGCCCTTGTCCGTATTCATAATCTTTAAAGGCCGGGTTGTCTTGCCTAATCGCTAAATAATTATCATCAATATCCAGTAATAACTTTTTTTTAAAATGCTTAACCGTACCCAGTGCGTTAGATGCCTCCTCGCCTGTCCTAAAATGCTTGGCTATAACTAAGTCATAATCTCTCCCAAGGCGTGAATATTTTTCGTCTGTTGTTCCCCAGTGCTGAAATTCATTCCCAATAATTTCTATATCAAACCATTCCTTTAACGCTTCGGCGGGTTTAAATACCCTGTAGTAACCGATTCCACCATATAAATTATTTTGTTTGCGGTATTCGTTAACATCCCAGTCATTAAAAAACCAAGCTATTGTAGGTTTCATTTTGCCTCCTCTACTGAACCTTCAATCGTTCCGTTTTCCACAGGCTTAATATCGGCCTCTACTGTATCAACAACTTCCACGGTCTGTTCAGTTTTTCTTAACGCCGCATCCGAATACTCACCCCTGCCGAAAAACATATCGGCATATTCTGAATCACTCTGAATGGCCGCTACCTTTTCTTTAACGATCTGTAGCGCCTCGGGTCTTGTTCTGTGGGCGACAAATCTTCCGTCTTGCCTTAAATCTACTCCATAACTTTCGCTTTTTTCGTCAAATATTTCATGGTTAGGTATCGTGCATATTTCCGATCCACAAAAAGTTATAGAGGCAAGCTTATCTGCGTCAGGAAACATTTTTAATACTTTTTCTGGTGGGTTATTTGGCCTGATAGCCAAGTCTTTATGAATGGCCTGTAATTCTTTTTCAAAATCTTGAATCTTCATATTTATTCCCGAATTGTCGTCCCCACCAATTCGGGTAGTGGGGGCGAACAAATATTAAATAATTAATATTATTGTCCAGCAGCGCTATAAATACGCACTATCCATGCGGTATTAAGCACTTTACATGCAAAGAATGCCTTCCAGCCAACAGTGGAAAATACATCCAAAGGGTTAGAGGTATCGTTAGGGCCGGGGGTCTTAACGTAAATGCGATTTCCTGGCTGATTTTCTAGGCTAACAGTCCCATAAGCGTTCTTTCCAAACACCAAGCAGGAGTAAACAGTTATGTTAGTTGTACCGCCTGCACCTTGGTTACTGAAAGAAAGACCGTTGTTTGTTTCTACAAACTCAACTCCGTGGATCTTGCCGACCACACCCTGTTTTAATTGGGTTGGGTCAGTGTAGATGGAAACGGAATTAAGCCATTCAGTGTTACCAAATAAGTCATAGGCCTGGTAAACATCTATAATGCCTCGGAAATAACCGTTATCGAACCTCTGTGCCTTGTTGGCTTTCAAGATTCTTACCGCTTTCCTGATACTTGCGCCGTCCAATACGTTAGTGGAAGCGATGCTACCAATAGTGGTAGCGCCACCAACCGCAAAACTGTTGGTAACAGAGCCAGTGGAAGTAGAGCTGGTTCCTATGAGTTCATTTCTAATTAGAGTATCCAAGGTTTCACCGCAGTTTTGACCATGTACTTCGACATGTTCTTTAAGACCTACATCCAAAGATGTAAGGCTAAAGAGATCAGAAACCGCAGTCCAGTTGCCGTAACCTGCAATAGTTGCAGATACCTGGGTGGTGGTCATATCCACCGCTGCAGGGCTTGAAGACCCGTCAGTTAGGGCGGTGGTGGCAACCGCTAATGGAGTAAATCGGTTCCATTTTACCGACACGCCGGAGTTAGCCGGAATGCTTTTTCTTTGGGCGCCGAAATCGAATGAGAGCATTAGTTTTGCCCTGTCTAGGAAGACACGGTCATAATATATGCTCAACACGTTTGACAAACCCGATGCTGTAGATGTCATTTAAATTATTGGGGTACAATCTTCTCCAGTTGATCCAAAGGCATTGATTTTAAGTCAGTCTCGCTATATTTTTGATACACCGCTGACTTGGCTGTGCCAGAGGGAGTTGCGTCCTGGGATTTTTGTTTCTTTCTCATGGCTTCAATGCCAGCCATAACGATTGGGTTTTCCAATGCTCTACGGCCGCCATTTTGCATAAGAAAGTCAACTTCCTCAGACTTATACCCTTCGGTTTTTAGTTCCAGCCTTTCAAATCGCTCATCTGGATCAGGATTAGATTGCTTAATTGTTGAAGTCTCTGTGGTTTTTGTGTCTTTTTTGAGCAGTTTATTTTCTGCGGCCACACGGTCTGCGTACTTTTTATACTCATCCGCTTTGGCTGCCTTAGCCCTTAAAGACTCAATATCTTCCCCAGAGTCGGAAGATTCTATTTCTGTTTCTTGGATAGTCTCCTCATCAAGATTCAAAGCATCTTGCTGCTCGTTGATTTCTTCGCTCATAATTTTTCCGGTTCAAAGGTTGCCGGTGCCTCGTTATGCTTGGAAAAGGCCAAGCTCCCAATTTAACCCCTCGACTGTCCAAGGGGTCAATTGAGATCTAACAAGATGTATTATTAGGGTCGCCAGATGTCATAGGTTCAATTGGTTTTGCCACTGGTAAAGTCGTGCCGTTTACCTTACCGTTAGGCATCACTTCCGGGCCATTAACCATAAAACCGTAACCACTCGCTCCCTGGTAAGACTCTCCAGACTTATCTGTTGCCCTTACTTTTGACTTCCCGCCTACGGACTGATCTGGTGCGCTGGTGTGGTTGGGGTCATGTACGCCTGGGTACTGGTTTAAATTATTCATAGGTTTTTCTTGTTTCCTTATTGACTGGATTAATTAATTTAATTTCGCTTAAAAATTTCTCTAATAACTCATAGGCTAATTGCCGACCGATAGCTTGCTCTGCTACGTATCCGTTCTTATTGATTTCTCTTACACTATCTAATTTCTTTAATTCTTCCGAAATTAATTCCCTTAAAACCCTGATACCTGCCGTCCCCTCAATCGACTCAATGATTTCTTGTTGTTCTTTTGTCATCTCATACCTCCTACTACAGGCTGATTTTGCATGTTAGGTTGCATGTTTTGCATGCCAGGCTGCGGGTTTGAGCTTAATTGATCCTGCGCTTGGCTAGCTTCCATTTCAGCGTTCTCCAGTTCGCTCATGCTCATACCCATTGCACTTAAAATCTTAAACAATAATCTTTTGGCAAAAGGATTTAGGGATTCAAGCGGTTGTCCACCTGTGAGCTTAAACACTGAGACTAAGTTGTTCAGCCACGACTGTACATCCCTGCCCTCGCCCGTAACTTCAAGGCTTAATTTGTACTTTATGTCTTTAAAGAAATCCTTAACTACGGCAAGCCACATATAACTGCCTTCCTTGGCGTACTCTTCAACATACTGTTTTACCAAGACCTCTTCTTCTTCTGCGCTAGGCGCTGGCATTTTGCCTGCTAAAACCTGCCTTCTGATATAACCCTTAGCAGCCTTTTCCCTGATCTTACGCATCTCCATTAAATTACCCGTGTACCTGAACCTGTGTTCCTTATTTATTTCCTTTTCCAGGTCAGGCATAACTAGATCAGTAATAAACTCGTTTAAAAATATTCCGTAATCTTCCTTTAGATAGTCATAAACAGAGGCTCCGGTTTGCAGTTGCAGTTGAGTTGCACCTAAAGTTGCAGAAGCGGGGCTTTCTTTCCCACCCAAAGAATCTGCACTAAAAGTGCTTAGGTCAGCATGTAATTCATAAGCTTGGGCTATGGACTGCATTTCAACCAAAGACCTATTTGAGTTGTCCAGCCTGTTAATTGGTTGGTTGGCTTTTAGAATTGTCCCGTTGTCAATATCAGACAGTATATTTTTAGCCGCCATTTCATTGGCGGTCTGAAATACTATCAAAGAAGCAAGTTCAGCGGCTTTGTCTTCTTGATCTTTGGTTTTATTAATCATTCTCTGATCTTCGGACAAGTCTTCTATCATCCCAATTCCCTGCCATCGTCCTTTGGTCTTCCTAAAATGGCATTCCTTAAAGGGATCTTCTTCCCTTTTTAACTGTTCAGAAAACAACACTAAGCCTGGCGCATGAATCATATTCTGCGGGTTTTGCGTGGTCGGGCTTGGTATTAAAGAATTATCAACACCGCAAACTATAAATCTTCCGTACACATAGTCATCGTTTGATTTAGACCCTTCTTCTATCAGTACCCCATCGTTTTCAAAGTAAGCAGCTGGGACTTCGGCAAATCTTTCATAAACTTCAATTAAAGGGGTAGTGTGCTGCACGTTCACTTGTCCGCCGTCTTCGTAGGATTTTGTCGAAGTAATTGCAAACTTTTCTATGGCCTCCTGTACATTATTCCAAGCGCCGCCCATTTCCCTCATGGCTTCGGGAGTCATTTCGTGCTTGATTATCTTATACCTAGATTTCTTCAGGCTTTCAGCACCCTGCTCGCAGAAAAACTTCCTAAGGTCTATTAACTCCGCCCCTTCTTTGGTTTTTCTTAACACAACAGACCCATAAATTGGCAATTCATCGCTAATCTGGTTTAAGACCTTGGCATACCTGGATTCTTTCATCCAAGCTTTAAGTTCTTTTTCCAATATTTTTACATTCCACTCGGTATCAGGGTCTTCACTGATTAGCAGAAAATCCTTGGTATCAATATCGATCTGTTTGGAAGCTATAGTTGCCATTCTTTTCCCTATGTTCCAAAAAACTTTCTTCCTTGTTACCCCTCCGAAGTTTTCGTAGTCCCCATCGTTATAATGGGATTTGTAATACTTGTGTATTTTTTGAATATTGGCGTATTGATTAAAAGTATAACCATGCACAATTTCAATGTGGTTATACAAAAAGTCGTTTCGCTCTTGGCGTATGCAATCAAAAATTGTTTGAGGGTGCTGGTACATTAAATTTTTTGGTTACAGTCGTTACAAATTAAGCCTTGATAAGTTTCAACTAAGTTCATGTGCTTGCAAATCATAACCTCCACTTTTTTAGGCTCTGTTTCTTCGTATTTAATTTCAATTTTCTTTTTGGGCATATTATTCCCTGTGTTGTTTATTGGCCCTGGCTTGGCTTATAATCTCAAGCTGGCCGTTATATATATCGTTAGTAAATTTGTCACAAACTAAGGCCGCATATCTATGTTCATCCGCAAAATGTGAAGTCCAATCATGCAGGGGTTTGTCTTTAAAAATCTTGTTTTCTTCGTCATATTCTCGTGTGTACTGCGGAATGGCCTCTAACCATTCGGCACATTTAGCTTTATCAACATATAACCGTTTGAACAGTCGCCTTCCAGCCTCGATACCTTCTTGGATAAGTAAGTTGGGTACGATTTCAAACTCAATGCCCAAATCTTTTGCGACTTCCCACCTGCTTTGATTCCCAGTAAGGCTGTAGTCGGAGACCTGAATATCATGTGGTGCAAAATGCTTTCCGTAGTTATACCCTCTTGCCTTAACTTCTCTAATCCAATCGGGCAATCCTTTTCTATTTCCACTAAGGTAGTCAATTTTTCGTACAGTAAGTCCATTTGATTGGTAAAATCCAATACAGTTAGTGTCGTTTTTTCCGAGATCCCATACCGTGTGTACAAGTAATCTTGGGTCATGGGGTACTTCTTTAAATTGGTTATTTTTTTCAGCAGCATCTACTTCTTGCCAGTAAATTGAGCCTTGTGTAGCGGATATATAGGAACAGTAAAATTCCTGCTGGATCATATCTTCACTCATTCCCGCTCTTCGTTCTTCGTTAATATCTTCTTCTGTTAAAACTCCTGTATCTTCAACTGATAATTTTTGAATAAACCACTTTGGGTTATTTACATTCTGCATATGCAGCTTATAAGCGTGGTTTTTACCTCTTGGTGTGTAGTTGAATATTGCCCAACCGCCATTTTCCGCCAGTATTGGCCTCATTAAATCCCATGCCTTGGGGTTTTGTAGGCTGTACTCACTAAACACTATTCCTCTAGGGTTAGTGCCTACCACCTTATCTGGGTCTTCAACACCTATAACTTGAAAAATTGAGCCGTTCTTATACTTCACTTTCATTTCAGTGTCATTCGGATCGCCGTCTCTGAGTTCTCTAGGAAAGTGATCTAGATATTTAACCCCGTCTTTACCCCTTCCTTCCCAAAGGGCTTTTTTGCCCTGTGAATATGTCGGGTATAGGTAATAGTAGTTTCCTACTTCTTCCAGCATGGCTCTTGCAACAATCTGAATATCGACTTTATCTTTACCACTTCTTCGTCAGCGATGCC